CGCCTTTGAAGCAAACATCGCATGTCAGAGTCCTCCGGGACTTTGACCTGTGGTGGGCTGCTTCAGAGACGGCAATTCGGGCCGGTGGCCCCACCAGGATTTTAATCCTGGGGGTCCACCGGAAGTACCATCCCTGTGTTGCTTCTCGTAAGAGAATCAACGCAGCCCTGAAAATCCCCCTCCCTCCTCCTGCCCGGCACGCGACGTTGTCGCGTGCCTGGGAGGCCCTTCTTGGAGTCGTGGCGGCCGTCGGTCCCACGCGGGTTGCCTGGGGGTCCAATCGGGATAACCAACTTCGGTTGGGTCTATCCCGTCTGGCCCTCTGGTTTCTCCGTGTGGCCGGCGGTTCCGGCACGGGTCGACTTATGTCCGACCTGAAGGCGGTCGCGGCAGATGCCCGATTATGCGCCGTTACTGGCGCGAAACCGGGGCCTCTGCTTCGCTTCTTCCTTGGGTTGGTACCCATATTTTCGTCCGTGTCGGGTCTCGAGCAGTTGTCCTACCTTGGTAGGGCACTGCCCGAGGGGGACCGCGAAGTCGCGCGGCGGAGCCTTTTGGCCCACCGCGCCTCTATGCTGTCCCCCGTCACTTCTCCAGCTTCGTTGCTGGACTGGACCCGCCAATACGTGGCGCGTTTCTTCTCTCGGAACTCTGTTCCTTTGGAAGAGTTCGTGCCGTCATCCCCTTCCGCGTCTGTTGGGCGCGGTCGTCGGATGGGCGGGACCCGCGAAGAGGTTCGTCTGTCATGGCGTCGGTGGCTCCAGGAAACTGGAGAGACCCCGCCTGGCTTGGACGACGTCATCGCGGCCATGGACCCCTCTGATGAGGGGACCATGGTGGTCCTTAGCAACCTAGCTTCCCAATCCGTTGCCCGGGCGTGCGCGTACCTAAGTGCGCGTCCGCTCGAGCACCGGGTCTGTTGCGTACCGGAGAGGGGTTGGAAGCAACGTATTGTTTCCGCCCCTCCTCCGTTCGCCTCCGTGGCCGGTACGGTCCTCAATCGGGCTCTCCTCGCCGCTCTCCGTAAGGAGTCGCGGTGTAGGAGTTTCCTTTTGGGTGACCGCCGTCGTGCCATCTTGGAGGCCTCGAGGCTCTGGTTTCCCGGGGCTCTCGTGGTCTCGACAGACTTGACTACTGCCAGTGATCGCTTGCCTCTCGACTTTGTCGAGGCGATCGTTGACGGTATCATATTGGGCTGGTCGGGCCTCCCTCCCGAATGGGCGGTCGCGTTGCGTTCCCTTACGGGACCGCAACTCCTCCGTTATCCATGGGGCCAGGTTCTCAACTCGGAGAGGGGCGTCTTGATGGGTTTAGGGCCGACTTGGCCCATCCTGTCTTTGGCGCACCTCGTCTGGGTTGATTACTCGGCTTCAAGGTCCGGTTCCCGCCACGCCGCTTATCGATCTACCGCCCTTGCGGGCGACGATTTGATTGCGTGTTGGCCCCCCCGACTATATGAGGCGTATGCCTCGACAGTCTACTCTTGTGGCGGATCTTTCTCTAAAGGGAAGATGTACGTCCACGAGAGTGGGGGGAACTTCACTGAGATGACCTTTTGGGTCGCCCCAGGTGTGGTGGGTCCCGCCGTTCGGTGGGCAAGAGGCATACCATTGAAGGGACTCGTGGGGACTTCCCCCTCTAAGGAGGGGGAGGCCTACGAGTCCGTTTGTTCCGTCGAAGGTCGGGACCACAAGGCCCGGAGGGTTCTCCGTTCCTTGCGGCCGGAAGCCTGGAGGCGACTCCGCGAAAGCGGGGTCGTCCCATCCTTCCCCCGCTCCCTTGGGGGAGCGGGCCTTCCTTCGATAAGCGGGGCGCCCATGAGGGTGCGTGCACCCAAATGGTTGCGGCTAGCCGTTGGTCGGTTCCTATATGGAAGCGGCCATACGTATAGCCCCCTAGGGCCTCCCTCTTGGGAGGTCTCTAAGGACCCCGTAGCCCTCGCCGCGAGGCGGAGGGCCGGAACGGCACTTGTCCAGGGTATTGAGTTCGGTATGATCGCTCTCGATTGTAAATCGGAGCGTCTCCCGAGCCCACCCCTTGGGTCGGCATCGGCAGTCCTTGAGAAGGAGACAAGCCTCTTTGCGGAGGCTGCTGTTTTCTCGGGATCGCCCATGCCGGCAAGTGCCTCTGGTATGGCAGTTCCCTCCCGGTTCTCGCGCGGTGTCCGCGCTTGGGCCAGGAGGTCGCTGAAGGGAGGGGTCCCTAACCGTTTAGCGGTTAGGGAGGGGCGGTCCTCACGGGCCGCCCTCTTGAGTAAAGCTCGCTCGAATCGGAACATGTGGCTGGTCGCCCCCTTGATGGAGGGCGTCTGGCCGTTCTGATCGAGCGGGGATGCCAACAACGCGCCGTAAGGCGCACTATGGGCAAG